CTAAGCGCCCATAAATCGCGCTCGCCGGGGACCGCTGCTCAACGGCAGGCCGTAACCGATCAGGCAGAACTGATCGAGAGCGAACAGAACCACCGACTCGTCTCCGGCTGCGATGGCGAGTGAACGCTCCTTAGCCCAAGGAGTGGTGTAATCGCTGATTCCGATCAAGTGACTGGATTGCGCCGGCGGAAACCCGTTTTGCGCCGGAAACTGAATCGATTGGCGCGCTTCATCCAGGTTGCGGTTGCCCGTGTAAGTAAAGTTCTCGGTCTTGAGGCAAGCCAGGTTGGCAGGAATCCAATCGTTCAGCGGATAATTTACGATCCGGTTCAGCGCGGTATCGTTTACATCGTGCGGGTATAGAACTTCGAACTCCGCTGTGGGATAGGTTTGGCGCACGAACTGCCTGATTGCGCTTGTGAACTGGCCGATCAAGCCGGGTAGAAAAACACACTCTTGCGTCAAGCTGGAGGGGTCTGCATTCTGGCTCAAAATTATGGACATCGCTCTGCCATACTGCGCTTGAAAGGCGCTGGTAGCGTATGCGTCGTAGAACGGCATACCCGATGCCGCCGCGAAGTACCACCACTGCACTTCGCCAAATTGCAGATAGGGCGTGACCCCCGCAGCATTCATCAGCCCGGCCATGTCGGCATAGACCTGCTGCCAAAAAGCCAGGCTGGCAGGGCTAAAGTTGGTTTGCAATGCCGGCGTATTCACCCATACAGCGTCGCCGCTCGGATACCGTTGCGCGATACCAGTCGCCACAGTATCGTCGCCATTGCCAATTTCGGTACTGAACGAGGCCGCCACCGATATTCCATAACCTTTCAGCGCTTGAAAGAAGCTCGTACTCCAGTCGCGCGCCGCCCGATTGATTCGCGGCGTGGCGGTCAGATCGGTCAGCCAAATCCCGTCTTGCCCACCGGCCAGCGCGGCGCTGCTGGCGTCTGCGGTGAACTGCGTGCTGTTCGTGTTTGCCGTAACTCCGATGCTTTCGCCTTGTGTGCCCATCGCGCGCGCCGTAATCGTCAACGTGGAACCATTAGCCTGCGCCCAAACGCCCGTCGAACCTGCGTTGATCAATAGTGCGAAACACGTGGCAAGACTCTGGGCAGTGTCACCGATCAAGTTCAAATGAGAGATTGAAGTCGGGCCCAGCGATATCTGCGTGGTATTCCCGAATTCCGGAGCGCCGCTGAACGTAACCGTCGCCGACGAATACTGCTGCCCAGGCTGTGACAGCTCATAGAACCACAGCGCGCCGGCGTAGTGATTCGCGCGGCCCTGAAAGCCCAGCTTTTGGATCAGCCATGCAGTCCTTTCGGGCGCCAATGCCTGAGAGTGGAGAGTATCCCAATCGGTCGCCAGCGCCGTCGTGGACATTGACGTGAAACCCGGAAGCCCGGTAGCCGGAATGGCGATCTCAAAAAAATCGAAGTAAAAGTACGAACCCGCGGACCCTGCATGGGAAAGGGCCACTTGATGGCTCCCGCCGGTGGAAAACTGGCCTAGCAAGATCCGCGTAAGAACATCTTCCCCCGCTAATTCAAGGTTGATTGTAACTGGCGCGCCGCCATCTACTCGCACCGAAACCTGTCCACCGCCATCGGCGCACCTGGTTCCCAGGTAAATGGAGTGCGCCCCTGCCGCGGTATAACCGAAGCTTAGAGAGTCTCCGGGCGTGGTTGTCCAATGAATAGATCCGCCCGAGAAGTTACCCAAGGCGCTGCTCCAAGTGCCTTGATACGAGATTTCATCTCCCGCTGAGTCCTCAGCCCTCCGGCTACCAGGCCCGGCCACGCTATATTGCAGATTGCCTCCGCTCAACGTCCACGCGGAAACCAGTACCGAAAATTCAGTGCGCTGGAACTTTCCGGGCTGCAGATCGGCGGCCCAAGTCCACCGCATCTTCCGGACGTTCGTAACTGGTACAGAAACGCCGTTCACATCGAGCAGGTTACTGAAGTTGAGGCTTATCTGCCAGGCCTGAGGCGATAGGCCGCCGCTGAATAATGCAAAAGCGGGCGACCACGATTCCGTGCCCGACCCATGAACCGTTCCATAGACGCCAATCCGATTGCCATTCGACCCCGGAGATCCCAGGTAGGTCAAGGCGATCTGGTTGCCGCTGGCAGTAGCAGCGACCAAGCCAACTGTCTGGTTTACCGTAATGGCATATGCCAAGCTGTTAACGGCGGTGGCCAGTGTGTCGCTTGACGTCACCTGGTAATTGAAGTGCTGATCCAACCACGCTAGTTCGATGTAGTCGCCCGCCGTAGGCGTTCCCTGCAACTCGAACTGCGTCGTAGCGGCAACGTACGATCCAACGGACGATGCGTAGTTTTTAAGCGGCACCTGATAAATCGTCTCAGCGCCGCTAGCGTCGGCCCAAATGCGCAGGTACGGCCAGTCCACTGTAGGGAACCAAATCGAGTCAAGAGGAATGCAGTTGGTGCGAGTTTCCGTATAGGAAAGAACTACGCCGGCCAGATCGCCGTCCGGAAGGTTTCGTAGCGCCGGGTGTTCAAAGACATTATCCCTGTTCCACTCAACCACCACCCAGTCGAACTGCTGCCGCCACGATCCTGAGACCGTGAATCCCGCCTCACTGGTTTGACTCAGCGCCGCCACCGCCGACGGTTCCAGGAAATAGCACTGCAGATCGCGGTCCGGCTGTAGTTTCGTAAGTGTCTCGGCCATTAGAGTCGAATCAAGACGGTGAGATCGGCGCCGGGCAGCGTTTGACCCACGGCCAGCACCGAAAGCGTAATCTGCGCGCCGGAAGGCAACGGCGGCAGCGTAGCGCCATCGACGCTATTCGAAACCAGCAGCCCTATCGGAACCGTCAACTGGCAGTAGGCGGCGCCGTTGAAATTTACTTGAACCTGCACCGGCTGATCCGCCGAGGTTCCCAGGATCGCAAACACGTCCCGAACGGAGTGTGCCGCATCCGTCACCAAAGCCGCTGCCGCCGATTGGTCCACGGCTAGGAATCCGTCTACCTGAATCGAGTATTGGCCGCCGGAGAGTGTTCGGAGGCCGTTATCCACGTTGTGCGTAAGGCAGACGCTCGCGATGGGCCCGTTACCCTTTTCGTTAGTGACAAACATCTGGGCGCTTGCCACCCGGACATCGGGTAGTAACACGGGGTAAGTCCAGTTGCCGCAATAAACGCTGCCAAAAAACTCCGGAGGAAACGGAGCGATCACCGTCAGGACTGAGAGTTGATAAACCGGAGCTTGTGCGGAATGGGCCGCCGCCGGACTTCCATGCAGGCCGCGAGTAACCGTGTATTGAGTACCGTTGGTGGAAACCGCCGTGACCTGCATTACCTCCGCATCGACTTGAACGACGCTGCCGGCCTGCGCCGCTCCGGCCGAAGTCAACGTCAGGGTTGTGTCTGTGGCAGCCACGGCGGCTGAAAGCAAAGTCGCCGGCGTACCCTGAATTTCACTCCAATAGAAGAGCGATAGAGTGCCTGCGGAGACGGTTTGAGTGTTGGTTAGATCCGTGAACGCCACACCGCTCAATACTACTGTGCCGCCGCTCGGTCCGGTTCCCAGGCCGAAGTCCGGCGCGGGCGGCGGTGTACTATCGGTCGTGCCCGATCCGCCGATCTGCCAGCGCGTGACAATTGCAAGCTGGGGCGGGCACTCCACGTCGTTGGCATTGGCCGAGCGCCCCGTTAAATGCACCACTTCGCCGGCGAGATTCGGAATCGCGAATTGAATGGGGCTGCCGCTCGCCACTCCTCCAAAATGCCACGCCGATTCCGCCACCACAAAGAAGCTTGTCGCATCCGGTTCTACCACCCACGCTGAAGTCAGAGTGACGGTAGTCGCGCTGTTGGAGGAAATACTGGCTTCCTGTCCGGCGCCGGTTCCCCTAGTAATCCGCACCGTCATGCCCAAGTAAGAATTCGGCGCCATCTGAAGCGTGCTGTTGCCCACCGTGTTCGCCGAATGAATTGCGACCGCGGATTCAGGCTGCGCTTCCATCCGCCAATAGAAGTTTGCGTGGTCGAAGTCAGGATCGGGTGGCGCAACCAACTGGTCCGTCAGGCCGGTATCGCTGAACTGCGCCGCGATAACCTGTCCCGTAGCGATTCGAAACAGTTCGGATGGCGTCGGTCCCCGGTACACATTGAATGTTGCGGTGTCCGAGGTGAAGCTCAAACCGGTAAGCGTGACGCTGCTTCCATCCGCCGGAATGCTCGCTGTTACTATGAATGAAAGCGCCCCTTCTCCGCCGGCGCTGTTGACGCCCGAGACCGCATAGTACAAGTTTTGTCCCGATGTCAGGGTTCCGCCCGTAGCAATCTGCGGGGAAAAACTCAACAGCGGGATTCCCGGACCGGTGGCGGCGATGGTGGCCGGCGCCACAAAGCTTATAGACACTCCTACCTCGATAGTGCCGTCGCTAGCCGTCGTGTCGGTTTCTTGCACGCCAAACTCGATATTGCCGTTGCTATCGATGGTCGTCCCAATCAGTGGATTTGGCGTCCCAATCCCGGCGCTTCCGTTCTGTCCCGTCCCGGACGGTGAACTCGTCTGCCCGTTAGTGTCCGCATACCACGCGTCGTAGTGGATCTGGGCCGTAATAGTCGATGTTCTGTAATTGGTTGCCGGTGAAATCTTCAGAACCCGGAATGCCTGCCGGGTGAAACCCTCTTTCAGATAGGTGAATGTTATGATGTCGCCGGGACGGATCCCAACCGCTTTGACGCTGGTATCAAATTGAATGTAAGTATTTCCAAGAACGGATTTGTCCAGGTTGAACTGCAGAATCCGGCCAGCCTGGTCATAATTCGGAATCCCGACGGCCATTAATGACGCGGTGACCTCCTGGCCGGCCAGCGCAATGTCGTCCGGGTTCACTACCGAGAAGCTGTCCTGTTGATACCCATTGAGACTGTCCTGGTATTCGACATTGTAGGAATTCGGCGTGTCCGCTATTGGGCGGCTTGTCACAGTCACGCTGGGGTCGCCGTTTTGCCGGCGCATTATGCCCGAAGTCCCACTGCTCCCATCCCCGAATTCGTAGCTCGGCCATCCGCCATTGAGGGACGCAGTGCTGTTCGACCATGCCAATTGGGCAGGCTGCTGCAAGGCTATGGTGTTTTCCACTTGTAGTTGGAGTACGCCGCCTGGCCCGTATGTGAGGAACAGTCGGGCGGCATTGCGAATTCCCCGGACTAAGTCCCCCGCGCTACGTCTCTTTTGCAATACCAGATTGCATTGAAATCTAGGCAGAGTGATCGCATTCCCGTTCAAATCGGTAGAGTTGATCGGCTGATCGCAATACGCCGCTACCGCGGCAAAACTGGTGAAATCGAGCTCTGCCGCCGTCCAACCGCTCCGCTGCAGTACGTCAAGGAGTATCCACGCCGGGTTGTTAGAGAACTGGCTCCCCAGGTTGGCGCCGGCCGCCGAGTAGGTTGGCACAATCAGGCCCTGAGCCAGCACCTGGATGTTTGGAATTGAATTTCCGTCGCTCAATTGGTTCGGCACAACAACGGATAGGTAAGCCATGCTGCCATAGGGGTCGCCGGCCGGCTGTCCGCTCGCGTTTGTGAAATTCATGTCGAAGGCGCCGTCCCGCGATCCCAGCGTCACTACGTTGTACCATCCGGTCCCCGTCATGTTAGTGCCGGAAACACCGATTGGGATTTGAACGTCATTGACCAGGACCGTGACTACTCCTTGCATCACACCGATGCCCAGCAACACTTCCATCCGGGTCAGATTGCCGTCGTTGCGCGCAAATACCACCAGCGGCTCGTACCACGCGGTCCCATAAACCATGGGGACGAAGTCGTTATAGCGCGCCTGATTTACCGAGAGATTCGAACTCGTCCAGGCGCTGCCGTAGCCGCGCACTGAGATCACTGGCGGGACGAATTCCAGACCTCCGAATCTTGTGAACATGCCTCGGGCCTGACAATCGGTGCGTACATATCCGCAGGAAGTAAACGGCGCCCCATTATTCAAGTTGCCCGTCCCGCCCGGCAACCCCGCCGAGTAGCCACAACGGTAGTACATGGAATACTGTCCGTCGGTTCCGCCGCTCACGGCTTCGGCTTGTTGCGCCGGCGTCGAGGGAAACTGCCATGGGCACCGGCTCTGGATTCGAACTTCGGGCAGCAAGAGCCTCTGCAGGTTCATCCGGTTCGTCGCGGTAAGCCTGAAAGCCGCTTCCTTAATCTGGTCGGGAGGATTGCAGATACCCTGGAACACCACGGTCGTAACCGTCAGCGGCACGTTGTTCCGCAGATCGTAGAACAGGAAGCTCACCGTTAATTGCGCGCCCTTCCAGCCAGTCGCTTGTTGGATCTCGGAAAAGTGCGAATCTGCGTTCGCCAGGGTTACCGATATGGTCGGGCTACCATCCACGCCTTGATCGGACGCCGTCTGAATGTCGAACGAGCTTTGCTGAAGCACGCGCGCCGCGTACGCGGTTCCGTTAATCGTGATGGCATGCGTGCACCAGTGTTCGGCGTCGCCGGTCGAAAGGACGCAGTCGAACACCATGAGAGGCGTATCGGTTACCGCCTGTTCCTTCAGACTAGAGATGGTTTGCATAAACGATATTGACGGTGACAGAGTGCCTGTTCACGTCGGTGGTGGCAAATGAAAATGTATCGTCGCCAAACCGAGCATCCTGATAGACTCCGCCAGTGGTGCTCTTCTGATACGCGGAAGGCGCGGCCTGGACCTCAACCTGCGGCCCGAATACGCCGATCACTCCGGGCGGCAGTTCGACGCCAAACAGAATCGATGCCGCCGTTGGATCGCCACTTCCGGTGAAGCTGATCCTGGTCCAGCTCGGACTTGCCGTCGCCAGGACGCGATTGCCGCCAAGCAGTAGAGTGACAGCAGAAAGCTGCGCAGACTGGACGTAAACGCTCAATGAGTATATGTACCCGGCCGGCACGTTCAGAGTTTGGCTCACGCTCTGTGCGCCTTCGCCGGAATTCGTCAGGTGAAATGCCATGCTTCCGCCGAAAGGATCGGTCACGCCGCCGGCGCTTGCCAGGAACGGACCTGCCTCCCAAACTGCATTTGTCAGATCTTCGCTCCACGCCAAAAGGTTGCCGGCCGGATCGAGGAACGTAAATCCATTCAGCGAGCCTTCCGTTGCCGCAAAGAACTGCTGCAGGTTGCTCAACTCAGTGTCGCTCAACCCTTCATATTGCAGTTGCCATTCCGTGATGGCGCCGTTGGGATCTGCCAGTTTGATCGAACTTCCGTCGGCAGCCATATTCGTCACCGTTCGCGTCCGCCGCTGCTTCCGCAATGGAAATTGACTGTACGCTCCTGTTGTAAGTTGTGGATACATATCTACCCTCGGTTCTCAGTCACGGTCACGGATGTAGTGTTTCTTAGCTCTTCGACCGAGGTCAAATGCAACTGGTCGCTTCCAACACTGCAATTCGGATAAGATGTGCCGTCCCAAGGATCTATAAAGACAAAGCTAGCAAAACTGCCCTGGTTCGAGAGGAAAAAGCCCTCAAGCGATGCCATCTCCGTTTCATCCAGTTGATTCAGGCGAATGACCCATTGATGAAGCGGTCCAGCCGAATCCCGGTATCGCTGCTCGTTTCCATCCACAAAGCGTACGATCTGGTTCCGGAAGCGAATCGACTTAGTAGCTGGATACTGCGCAACTGCCGCCGTCTTGAGCGGTGGAAAAGTGGCCATGTCAGATCACCGCATCCGTAGGGGCAGCGTCCACGGCGTGCCCAAGTACGGCCGCGCGGTCCGTCGACCCCTCGCCAGAGACCGGCGAGAACTTCTCAAACATTTGATCTGCGCTTCTCTTGGCCATCCCTTATCTCCGCCGTCAACGCATTCTCTAGAATGGCGAACGCATCCACCTGCCTTGCGCTCAAAACCGAAAAATCGATCGCGCCCATTCGCCGTCTCACGAAAAACTCTTCTACCAGTGTTTCGCTGTCCGGGGTGATGTAAGACTTCGGACATGTCAGCAGGACCACATCTTTACGAGCCCAAACGGGCGGGCCCTTGACCTCTCCGCTGTGAGGCAGCCACCCGCACCGGCGCTTTTGTTCCAAGCCGGATTTCCGGCATAAGTCGCACCTCCAACCAGCCTGGTTTGAAAATTGAAAGTGGAAGGCGACGATTAGTTTTTTCGTTCAGCCGCGGAGAGTCCGGTCGCGGCCCGCACCGCCGCCACGGCCTCTCGGAATAATTCCTCCGGGCCGGATTCCACCAGCGACTCGGGAGTCGCCGGCTTACCATCCAGGTCGAGCCCGGTAACCTCTCTGAGACCCCAAGTCAGATAGAGCCGGTCGATCTCCGCGCGCAGTACCGCGGCATCCATTTTCTCGCCCGCGTCTTGCCCCGCATCCAGGAATTCCGCTTTCCGCGCCAACTCCCTCACCCGCCGCATCAAGTCCATCCGCCGCGAAAACGACATCTTCACGATCAGGTAACTCACTCCGGCCGCGAGAGCCGATTCCACCCTATCCACACTGTCGTAAGTCATGGCTATCCGAAGGCCACCGCGATTTCGTTGTCCACCGTACCCTGCGCCCGCGACGGCCGGAATTTCCATTGCAGCCGGTTCGTGCTATCGTCGAGCTCCGGCACGGCTGGTATCACGCTTGGCAGATACACGCCCATCATTTGTCCCGAAACATTGCCTAACTGGAGCATCACGCTGATCGGCGATTGCTGCCGCGCCGCCTGATACAACCCCTCCGTCGCCGCGTCGTCCTGGCTGTATAGCTCCAGCGACACCGCTACCACCCGCCGTCCCGGCGATATCGCCAGCGGCAGACTCGATCCGTACTCCCGTGCTCTCGTCTCCAGGTTGTTCTTCAGGACTATGGATGCATTGGTCACCGTGAAGAACTCGGATGCCGTGGCTCCCATCCACGCCTGCCCCAAATTCCCCGGGACAATCGAATAGTCGAAGGCCGCCAGCGCGGGCTCGGCCGGGAAGCTTTGAAGCGACGCCTCGCCCGCCGAGAAGCTTATGCTATCCAGTACGTCCTGCGCCAACCCGCCGAACTGGAATTCGTGGAAGTCCCCGTTGACCTGGATTGCCATCTCGTCGACTGCCGCCCCGTTTATCACTCTTTGCACCGCCGTCGCCGGGTCCCAATAGTCGAATACAGTGACGCTCGGCAACACGGTCGCGGGCGTGTAGGTGACAGTTGCCTGCGTCGCTGCACCGGTCCCCGGTAAGATCGTAAAGGGCGCATTCAACACTACGTTGTTGGCATCCACAATGGCGCCGACAAATCGCAATTCGCTGCCCGACGCCACCGCCTGTCCAACCGAAAGTCCGTGCGCCGCCGAGAAGCCCAGAGCCCCGCTGGCTGTGGCGGTGGACACCGAGCCCCCAGCCGACTGCGCCGGCGTACCGCCCAACGCCGCTTGGAAAAGCGGCCCATACGACGGACCAGGCGACGTCTTCTGCCAGCTCGTCAAGTAGGTATTCAACGCGAAACTCGTCTGCTTCCGTCCGCCCGCCGGCACTCCGGGAAAGGTTCGGCTGCCGGTCTTGTCCTGCCGTCCGTTGACTATAAGCTGCTGCTGCACCGTTAGCTTTACGGCGGGTATCCGGTTGATCGATGTTATCGCTCCCACCGATCCGTAAGAGCTCTCCAGCGCCGTATACAGGCGGTTTGAGTTAGAAAGAATGTAGGACATATTAACTAATGCTTACTCCAATCTCGAATGTAATCTTCGCAGTTTGAATAAAGTTGCGGCCGCCATGTTTCACCGGCCCGAACGCTACCTGGTAACCACCCGCGTAATACATACCGCCGCCCCAATCGCCCAAACTTGAGGCCAGCACCCCCATGACCGCGTCGGCATAGGTCTCAAGGTTTGATTGAACCTGGTCCAACCGGTCCTCGGAGTGGCGTAAATCGATCGCCATCTGAAGCTTTCCCGAGAAGGTCCGGAATTTCTCGATCTGGCTGTTCACGATCTTCTCGCAGTAAATGTTCGCTGCCGGATACTGGACCGTGTCGCTTCGCTCGGCCAAATCGGAAGCAATGTTTCCGGATCGAACTTGCGCTGAGTCGAGTAGTCCCGGAATCGCCGGAGCGCCTTGCGTCAGGGCCGCCAGGTTAGCGTTCACCCCGCCGCTCGGCGCAGTCAGGCGCTGAATTACCTTGCCCGTTATTGCGCTTCCAATTTGCGGCGTCATTTATCCCCTCTGAAGAACTCGCGGAAGCGCCTGCAGGTAAGTCGGCTTCTGCCCCTTGCCTGGAAGCGCGCCGGTCTGCACCAGCACTGCCGGCTGCTCCCACGTCTGACCCAAAGTCAGGAAAGACGCATTCTGGCAGAACATCGCGTCCGGCGAAACGCCTGCATACACGTTCCACCCAGCCGCGGTCTGCGGCGCAGTGGCTGTGCCGACCAGAAAGGTGCTTGAGGTCGTGCCGATCGCCGTCTCAGTCGCCGCCGCCCCCTGTTCGCCTCCCGCGTTGACCCAAGCTATAGTCACGTAGTACAGTCCGTCGGCCAGAGCCCCTGGAAATGCGGTCACCGTAGGCATCGCCGCCCTCGGGACCGGTTGCGCCGCTATCCCAACCCCGATCTCGATCAGCTTCTCGTACGCCCATTTCGCCAGCGCGTGGAACTGGTCCCTCTTCCCCGCATACCGGTCGTTGAGTTGACTGTTATATGCATCGCCGTAGACCAGTTCCAGCGAGCGCGCCGTGTGCCACAACTTCAGAGGAGGCGTTACCACCACTCTGTCTAAGTTCGGCTGCGGCGCCAGCCAGAATAGCTGATCTACATAGCCGAACCGGTTGAGAGCGGTATGCAGGTCCATCGCCACTTGTTCCTGTGCGATGGCGATCTTCTGCGTCACGTCGATCCCCTCCACGCTGGCCACGTTGGAAAGCTGTGAGTCCTGCGCTGTCAGGTCCTCCATGCAGGAAATAGGACCGTCTGTGAACAGTGCCATCGCCCTTACGCCTTTTCTTTCTTACCGCCAGCCAATCTTGCCAGCTCGGCGCTAGGCACTACAGTTATATGCACCTTGGCCACCTCGGCCTCCTCATCGGCCGCCCGCTTGGCCTCCGCCCGCGCTTCCCGGTAGGTTTTCGCTTCGTCCGCCGTCGCCAATCGCGCCGTCCCCTCGGTGATCATCTTCGCAGCCACGGCGCGCGTAACCTCGGCGCAACTTCCCGCCTTGCCACCGTCGTCCGTCTGTTGGCTGACGATCAGCGGAAACGCATCTGGAATCTTGGATTCCGTATCCCGTCTCTTTTGGTAGTAGAGCTTCAGATCCATCCCATTTCTCCTTGATCTAACCTTCGCTGGTCTAACCTTGGCTAAGCCGTGGAGCAGGCCGCCATCGTTACCGGCCTGCCCCTCGACTTACTGCCTGGGTAACTAGGTGTTGACTTGTACGCCCAACGCGTTCCGCAGAACGCCGCAGCCGTACAACACATCCACCGTGAACTGCTGTGCCAGCGTATTCGGCTGATAGCTCATCACTACCCGCATGCCAAAGTTGCCGAGTTCGGCGTACTCCGCAATCGCGCCCGTACCCGGTAAGGGTTGCGGCAGACGGCGGACCACCAGGCCCATTGCGTTCTTCGTGAACGCAAGGTTGTGAGTGTTCACCGGCGCGGTACCGGTCTTCGGCACGAACTGCGAACGGAATACGAAGAAATCCTTCACCTTTCCGATCGTGCCGTCGACGATGGCGCGCAGACCGGCTTCGCCCGAATTCTGGAATTCGCTGAAGCGCGGAATCTGTCGCCATGCCGAATAGGTAGCGGCGTCCACCACCATGTACTTCTCCTCGAGTGGCGGAGCCTTAGCCAGGAATAACGCTGTTTCCGCGGCGTCCACCACTGCTTCGGTAATCGCAACTCCCGGGGTGCCCAGCGGGCCGTTGAACGTGAAGCCGGCATACAGGGCCAGCAGGTCGCTCTCGATCCTCTGTGCGATCGCCGCCACCGCCGGCTGCATGTAGATCTTCAGCAGGTCCGGCACCGCCAGCACCTTAGTCACGTCCGGAATCTGGAAGGTCGCTTCCACGTGCGAGTTCAGCACGATCTGCGCATTCCCCAGACTCGGGTTCTGCGTCTGCACCGTTCCGCCCTCGGCTATGTTGTTCGCCACCATAGTAGGCGGAATCGGGATGTTCACTGTATCGCCGGCATTCGCCAGCACTGGCTCATAGTCGCGATTGACCAGGTTCCCCATGATGAGGTTGCCGATCAGCACCGGTAAAGCGTCCACCGCCACCAGTTTCACAATCGCGCTTGCGACGTTGTTTGAGGTAATAGCTCCCATTTATTCTCCTTGTTTGTTTTGCCGGCCCGGTCGGCCGGTACTTCTTTTACAGACCGCGGAGGGTCTGCGACGCCACGCGCACGATCTCTTCTCGTACTCGCTGCATTTCTTCCGCGCTCATTCCCGGTTTGATCCGGTCGAGCGTAATCGGCTCGCCACCGGAATGCGGCGCCTTAAGGGTCGCTGTCATTCCGCTCCCGCCGGCAATCCTGGCCGGAAGAAACTCCGGGTTATCGCTCACAAAGGATGAGAGGTATTCCTTCATCGAAACCTCCCCACTCTCCCCGCGAGCCACCAGGCGGCCGTCTTCCCCGCGCACGATACCGTCCTGCACTGCCTTGAATGCAAGGTCGATCTTCGCCACGCCGAGCCTCTGCAACTCGGCGCGAACCGACGAGCTCCGTTCCGCTTCGTCGGCATGCTTCCGGCTGCGCTTGTTCTCTTCCACCACTTCGTTCAGCCGCCGTTCCAATTGCTCGCGCCGCTTACGTTCTTCATGCAACTCCACTTTGTAAGCGGGTTCGCTCTTGGCAGTTTCGTTCGTCGCGTATTCCTGAATCGCCTGCCTGACGATTGCTTGTATATCGAGTCCTTCCATATCCCTCCCAAGATTTCACTTACGCTTGCGCCGGGTCGTGCATCCGGTCAATCTCTTCGGATACCTGATTCTTGATCTCTTGCCGCGCATCGCTCAGGTATTTCAGCGCCAGCTTCTTAAACACTTGCTTCACCAGAGTTGGCGACCCGATTCCCATCTCCAACAGCTTTTTGGCGTCGTCCAGCTCACCGCCGAATTCATCGATGTCGAATTCGTCCAACCCCGATACGTCGATCGAGATTTCGTCCTGCCGCGCCGCGGCGATAGCCCACAGCACCTCCTTCATGGAGTTCTTGACTGTGTCGCCGTACGCTCGCAGCACTTCTTCGGTCGTGCTGAAATCCAGCTGCTTGCTCAGCGCCGATTGTTGCGAAGAGCCGGAGCTTGCCCCCGCCTGGCTCAGCAGATAGCACACCCTGTAGATCTCGTCTTTGAGGCTCACAAGGTTATCCGCGGCTATCTGATAGACCTTACCTTCGGGTTCGTTCCATCCAAACCTGTCCTGCGGACCGAGCTGAATGTAATATGATTCACCGACTATCTGATTCCACTCCCGGTCCGAGTAAATCACCGGCGTCGCGAACAGCCCCATCGTCAAAGCCCACGAGAGCGCATTCGCCTTGTTAAAATGTTCCAGTTGCAGCAGCGCCGACTTATTCAACAGCCACAGCCCGTCCGTTACCTTCAGCTGAAACACCGGTACGCGCCGCAGACCGGCGAATCCGTGCCGTCCTTCGTCGATCAGCTCCACTTGCTTAGATTCGCCGTGCTTGCAAAACAGCTGAAAGTTCTCGCGGTCGTAATAGATCCACCGAGTGTCGCGCTCCCACTTGGTATCCGTCACTTTGGACTGCTGAAAACAGGACGTGCGGATTACCACCCATTCCAGTTCGCCGTTCTGGTCGTAGTTCCAGTTGATGACTTCGTCCGGACCATAGCTCATCAGATAGGCGCGCGACCGCCCCGAGGCGTCTTCCTCCGCGCGAGTCGCCGCCACGTTATCGGATCTCGGGAAATCGGCCACGATATAGCTGCTGCCGCACACCAGCGTTTCCACAAATCGCTGGCGGAAGAACTCGCTCAAGCTCGTCCCTTTGAGGTCGCAGTTGTTCGACAGGCCCGTGTAAAACTGTTTCGCCGCCCCGCTTCCGTCGAACATCACATTCGGAGCCCGGTGCATCAGCGTCGCGGCGTACCAATCTACGATCGAGCCAATATGATTCTGGTAGAACACCCGGCTCAACCGTTCCGCGTAGATTTCGTTAGGCTCCTTGTGCCGGCGCGCCAGGTACTCCGAAGCGTGTTCCCGAAGCTGCTCGCCGCCCGTATACAGGTCTCTGTACTTCTTCCACATGGCTTTTCGAGCCGCATACTCCGGATGCTCCCGGTTGATAGTCGTTGTCAA